CCGGCTCAAGGATCGCGTGGACGAGGCAATCCACTCGCTGCGCTACGGCCTGGTCTCGGCGGTTTCGATCGGTTTCCGCGCCATCGAGGGCGCCATCGAGCGCATCGAGACCGGCTACCGATTCAAGGAATGGGAGTGGCTGGAGCTGTCGCTCGTCACCATCCCCGCGAATCCCGAGGCCGTGATTGCGGCCGTCAAAGCATTCGATCTGGCGCAGTCGCCCGCGACGGGGCAGCGCCTGCTCGACGTAGTTGCCGGCGCTCCGGCGAAAGAGACCCCCGCCCGCAAGGGCTCCGTGCAACTCATTGTGAGGAAGTATTCATGAAGACCATCGCAGACCAGATCCGCGATCTGGAAAACACCCGGGCGGCGAAAGCTGCGCGCATGACTGATGTCATGCAGAAATCCATCGATGAAGGTCGGTCTACTGATGCCGCTGAATCCGAGGAGTTTGATACCCTCGAATGCGAAATCAAGCAGATCGACGAGGACTTGACCCGTCTGCGCAAGCTGCAGGTGATGCAGGGCCAGGCCGCCAAGGACGTTCCGGCGGATGCCGGCCAGAGCAAGGCGGGTGCAAATGCATCTCGCGGCGCTCCGACTATCATCACCCGGTCTAAGGATGTCGACGACAAGTTCCAGGGCCAGAGCTTCACCCGCATGGTGATTGCAAAGGCGGTCGCCAAGGCATCCGGCGGTGATGTGGTCGGATACGCTAACCAGCGGTGGGGAAAAACCAACCCCTCACTGGTTGAGTGGATCAAGACCGATGTCGCTGGTGGTGGCTCAGGCTCCGGCGAGTGGGGTGCTGAACTGGTTCAGGCAGATGCGCGGTACATGGGTGATTTTATCACCTACCTGTACAGCAAAACCCTGTACAACCAGCTGCCCCTGCGTGAGGTTCCGGCCCATATCACCATCAAGGGTCAGGACGGCGCGGCAACCGGCTACTGGGTAGGCGAATCGAAAGCCATTCCCATGAGCAAAGCTGACTTCAGTACCGTCAGCCTGGCCCCGCTCAAAGTGGCTGCGTTGTCGGTGGTATCCAATGAACTGCTGCGGGATTCATCTCCCGCCGCCGAGATGCTGGTGCGCGATGCACTGGTTGAAGCGGCTTCGCAGCGCATTGATACCACGTTCATCTCCACCACTGCCGCATCGGCCGGGGTTTCCCCTGCTGGTATCTTGAACAACATCGCCGGCACCACTTCGGCAGGTACGGATACCACTGGCGTTCTGAACGACATCAAGGAGCTGCGTTACCGCTTCATTACCGCCAAGAACGCTGGCGGCCTGGTGTGGTGCATGAACCCTGCCCTTGCCTCCAGCATGTCCCTGATGCGCAATGCGCTTGGCCAGAAGGAGTTCACCGAGCTGAACCAGAACGGCGGCACCCTTGAGGGCGATCCGGTGTATGTGTCAGACAACGTGAACGCCAACTACCTGGTACTGCTCAAGCCGAGCGATATCTACCGTATCGGCATGGGTGGTGTGCAGATCAGCATCAGCGAGCACGCTACCATCGAAATGGCGGATAACCCCGCTGGCGCGTCCGATGTCCCGACTGATCAAAGCCAGGGTATTGTCGGCATGTTCCAGACTGAAAGCACCGCTATCAAGGTGGTTCAGTCCGTGAACTTCGCCCGCAGGCGCACTTCCTGTGTGGCGTGGATCAGCGATGCTGACTATGGTGGTTCAATCTCCACCTGATAGGTGGTCAACAACCCCCGGCTGCCCAGGTGGCCGGGGTGTTTTCGAGGATCAACATGAAACAGATCAAAGCAGTCAAAGGCCATACCTACGGCGGGAAGTTCCACAAGCCCGGCGATGTGTACAGTGCCACCGATTCCGATGCCAAATTGATGGTATTGGTCAAGAATTCAGCGTATTACGAGGCTCCGGCAGAGATTCCGGTCCACGTTCAGCCGGTTTACGCGCCGGAAAGTGTTGCAAAGGCGCCAGACGCGCCGCGACAGAAACGCCCGTATGTTCGGCGCAACTACAACCGAAAAGACATGAGAGCTGAGACATAAATGGGCATTTTCAGCCGCAAAACCCCAAAACTCACGGAAAAGGCGCTAAATTCCGTCGATGATCGCGGCTGGTCACGCATTTTTGACTGGGTGCCAGGCGCGTGGCAGCAGGATACCTCCTACGACTCGCCGGACAGCGTTGTGTCCTATCCGCCGGTGTTTTCCTGCATCACTCTGATATCCGGTGATATTGGGAAGCTGCGCCCCATGATAGAGAAAAAGCAGTCAGGGGTGTGGGTTGAGGTGGAATTGGGTGCGTCGAAAGTGCTCAGGAAGCCCAATAACTACCAGAATCACATCCAATTTCAGGAATGGTGGATATCTTCCAAGCTGATTCACGGCAATACCTACGCCCTGAAGGTGAGGAAAGGCGCTGAGATAGTCGGCCTGTACCTACTCGATCCGACTCGGGTAACCCCATTGGTATCGGATAGCGGGGAGGTGTTTTACCGGCTCAATGAGGACAATTTGTCGGGCCTTGATTCGTCGCAAGTGGTGGTTCCTGCGTCCGAGGTAATACATGACAGGTCAAACTGTCTCTATCACCCCCTGATAGGACTTCCCCCGTTGTATGCCTGTGCGATATCGGGCGGGATGGGGCTGAAAATGCAGGCGAATGCCAAGTCATTTTTCGAAAATGGCAGCAATCCGGGCGGAATGTTGACGGCGCCAGGGGCGATCAGCGATGAAACAGCTGCCAGGCTGAAAGAGGCGTGGACTGAGAAATATTCCGGCACAAACTCCGGCAAAGTGGCGATTGCAGGTGATGGGTTGAAATATGAGCCGATGCGCATGTCGAATGTGGACGCGCAGATGCTTGAAATACTCAATTGGACGGCGGAAAGCGTGTGCAGCGTCTTTCATGTCCCGGCATATATGGCGGGGGTCGGCCCCCTGCCCACCTACAACAACGTCGAAGCATTGACCCAGCAGTATTACGGCCAGTGCCTGCAGAAATACATCGAATCACTGGAAACCTGCCTGTTTGACGGGCTTGAAATCCAGGGCGACTACCGGGTGCAGCTGGATCTCGATGGACTGTTCAGGATGGACACCGCCACCCAGATAGACACTCTCGGGAAGGGTGTTGGCGCAGGGATACTGTCACCTGATGAGGCGAGGAAGAAACTCAACCAGGCTCCCGTACCTGGTGGAAAATACCCCTACCTGCAGCAGCAAAACTACAGTCTTGAGGCGCTTGCACAACGTGATGCCACCAATCCGCTTGCCGTCACACAGCCTGAAGTGCTTACCGCTGAACCTGAAGAAGATGGCAGCGAAGATGGCGCCAAGTTGTGGGCAATGTATGTAGCAAAGGAGCTAAACCTTGAATTTGCGTGATATTGAAGCACAGGCCAAAGCAATTGCGCCGGTAATTAAGGCGTATATCAGCAAATCCATGGAGGCTATGAGCGAGAAGCTACATTCAGACATTGACGCCCGCATTACCAGCCTGAACGAATCAGTAAAGGCTGGCATAGCGGATATCCCCGCTCCTGATATAGGGGCTATTGTCAGCCAGGTGGCTGAATTGATCCCCGCGCCAGTAAAAGGCGAGGACGGCAAAAGCGTCACCATTGAAGAAATCCAGCCCATGATAGATGACGCAGCGGTCAAAGCGGTTGCAAATCTTCCTGTCCCGAAGGATGGTCAGCAGGGCGAAAAGGGAGAAAAGGGCGAGGATGGTGCTAGCATCTCGCAGGACGCTGTCAGGGCGATGATAAACGAAGCAGTAGCTGAGATCATGCGCGGCATAAAACAGCCTGCAGACGGTGCTCCTGGGCGTGATGCGCTGGATATCGACCTGATGGCGGGGATTGATGAGCAAAAGACCTACCAAAGGGGCAGTTGGGCTACCCATCGGGGAGGAATATGGCGTGCGCACTCAACCACCGATGGGATGAGGGGGTGGGAATGTGTGGTTGACGGGATAACCAGCTATTCATTTGAACAGGTAGATGCCAGAAACTGTCTTGCGGTTGCCGAAATGGCCAGCGGGAAAGTGACAAAAAAGGCCATGGTGATGCCCACGATGATTTATTGCGGTGTATTCAGGGACGCCAACACTACAGGGGATGGTCAGATACTCCTGCCCGGATTTAACGTCAGCAAGAACTCCGGCGGGGTTATACACAGTACTGCCGTGTAATATCCTCATCGCCGCAGTAATCCCATCC